CTTTTGCTGCTAATAAAAAGTATGCAACAGCTGGTGCAGGCCTTGAATGGAAAGGCTTACAGGCTAACTTATTCGTACATCGTGGTGATTTCACAAGCACAGCTTCTCAAATCACTGGTTACAATGTAGGTTACGCTTATAAGTTCTAATAAAACTTAGTTAATTGATAATTTAAAAACCTCTCACTTCGGTGGGAGGTTTTTTTTGTGTTCGTTAATATGAAACTGAAGTGCTCTATTAAGTTTATGTGCAAACTTATTAGCATCAATACCTGCTTTTTCTTGTAAAGCAATCTCTTCTTTTAGAGCTTTTAGAAATCCTTCAGATAAGTTAAAGTTCTTTGGATAGAACATACGCTGTTCTTTCTTTATCATACCGTATTGTTCTAAGAGTTCTTGAAACTTCATATTAGTTTTATTATATTTATACCAATTGTAGAATATACCCAGGTACAATGTACAACTTTACTGTTACCTTTGGATATAACCTGTTAAACCTTGGGAAATCCATAAGATAATACTTGACTAATTTAAATTAAAGCATATCATTATAAAATAATGAGCGATACGTTACCTGTTGAAGTAAGATATCTATACCCTATACCGGTTGCAAGATACCGGGTGTCTAATGAATATTTGCCGCTTTTAAATAATATTATAGATAGATGCATAAAAGAAGGTATGGAATCGGGCAGTCGTTATAGAAGTAAGAGTCTTTATATTCTTAATGATTATCCCGAATTTAAACAATATACTACAGATTTTATTAATGATTTTATGCGCAATGAATTAGGTATAGATGATTTATTTAAAATTACACAAAGTTGGGTTAACCGCAACGCCCCTCATCAGTCAACACCCCCTCATCCGCACCCTAATTCTATTATATCGGGCTGTATATATTTAAATGTACCCGAAAATGAAAGTCAGATTAATTTTTTTAAATATGGTAACGATAATGGACAGAGCACTCAATTTGCAATGTTACCTAACTATAAACGCGGGTCAACTAGAAACCCTCTTTCAAGTGAAATACGCCACACATTTAAAGTTAATACCGGTGACATTGTAATGTTTCCATCGTACTTGATGCACGGAGTATTACCAACTAACTCTAGAAAAGACAGGTGGAGCTTAGCATTTAATTCTATGCCCACTATTTGTTTAGGTTCAGCTGATAGCTTAACAGAGTATCGTTTTTCTTGATTTTTTTAAAACCAAATATATAATAAACTTATGTCTAAAGAAGAGTACGTCAAATTACAGGCTGTTGTTGCAGCTTTACAAAAAACCGTAGAAGATCAAGAAAAGATTGATGAAATTCTCGATCTCTTAAGTAATGCTACTGTAGCTGTTGATGAAGCCGCTAAAGCAGAAGAAGAAGGTGTTGATCCTGCTGAGGAAACAGGCAACGATGAAGAAGGTGAACCAAAACCTAAACAACAATTCGTTATGCTTGTATCAGATACTACTGGTATTATTACTAAAGACTTGGTAGGCTGGGTATTACAGATTCCAGAAGATGATGATGTAGCTACTGTTATTGATTCTATTAAGACAGGCGCATACAACTTCAATGCCTCTAAGAAGGGTCAAAAGTATCCAGTATCATCTATTGGCCAGGCTATTGCTAATGTACCGAATAAGTTCTTTAAGACTAATAATTTAAAGATTAAGACTAAAGAACCCGTTCAAATCATTACTACTAATAACGTATTACCTCGTTCTTAAATAGGTAGCTTAACTGGACCAGCAACATCAGAACCTGGTCCGTTAGGCGTATTACTATCAATTATAGTAAAGCTTGTACCAATTACGTCGTATAAGCCTACACCCTCTCCGGGCCCGGGTATACCAACTGTACTGATTCTACCATCAAAACGTGGACTTGAACCAGCTGCTTTATCATCTTTAAGTGTATCAGCAGCGTATTCATTAAAGTCATTAGGCCCTGGTTTTTGACTGAGTAAAGATAGTGGTATATTTTTAAATACGTGAGAGTGCGGTTGTGCAATATTTAACACCCCACCTATAACATTTAACAAGCTACCTATGTTTATACTTAAAGTAGCTGTACTGCCTGTAGAATTTAGATTACCGGCTACACAGGTAACAACTAAAGACCCTGTAGCTAAACCACCCTCTATAGCCCAACCAGAAGCTTCTACACCTGGGGTGCCATTTATGTTTACTGGTGGTCCTTTTGCAATAATTTGTGTATTTTCAGTTACCTGATATTCTACTGGAGCGGTAATATGATTAACGAATAATTCACCTTCCACGTATGCACCGCCACCAATAATAACGTTCTTTGAAACCCCTAGAGTACTATCTACAACTACTTGCCCCCCTATATTACTCTTCAGTACTACTGCATCACCCCCGATTTGCACAACACTACCGTTTAATGCAACCTGACCATCCTTAGAACCAACTGTTACCTGAGCACCAGCTACAGATACCAGACCACCAGTTATATCAATATTACCAGTAGTACGCATTGCAATACCACCTGCACCGGTTTGTACTTTAAACCTACTAGTAGCAAATATATCTAAGTTACCACCAGGCATATCTGGTACAAATAGCTTTTTAAATGGTGCTACTAATTTGGTAATAGGTTGATAGTAGCCGGTAATTAAATTAGGTGATACACTAGTAACAAGATTGAAAAAATCGAGTGGGTTAATTGAAGCACTATAAGCATTAGCTGTATTCTGTACTAGTCCTACCGTTATAACTTTATGTTTTGTGACAAATTCAAAGCTATTACCGCCTTCACCCATTTGCTTCTCCTGTACAGTCATATCTGCACTTAAGCTTTGAAGTGTTGTTGCAATAGTAGCTTCATCTGCACCACTAGCTAATTGCTGATAAAGAGAGTTCCAGGCTGCAGTTGCATCTATATTAAAATTGCCTATTTTTTGATAATTATCGCCTCGTACTATATGGTCATAACTTCTACCGTAACAAACATTATTATGACCGTTAATAGTTTCAAACTTATCACCTAAAGTTAGTATTTGTATTTTTTTAGGATTAAATATAGCTGTATAATCCTTATTCATTTCATAATAAGCCCCATTATAATGAGTAACTTTATATGATTCTCTATCTGTAGTATTAATAATCTCTATAGTAGCACCGCGCTGATTTAATACCATTTTATTACGATAAATAGAACTATCTGTAGTGGTAGCTTTGATGTTTTCGTATGTACCTGGGTAATCAGGATAAGAACCGTCGCCAGCTTTAAAAATACTATCAAAATCATCTTGACCGAAGCTTGCACCAAAATAAACAGGATACTGCGGCATACCATCTCTAAAAAACACCCAAACGTGTGCACCTACATTAGGTATTGAGAATAAACCTTTAGCTGCATTACTATAAGTTGATGGCTTGTAGTCGTTAGAGTTAGGATTAACATTTAAACTACCCACTTTAGCAGTATTACCAAAATTGTCGCTAACCGGGTTAGATTCAAATAAAGCACCGGGCTTGCCGCCTTTACCTTCTGGATCTATATTGGTAGCTGAAGAAGTACTAGTAGTGTTACTACCAGGTTGTCCGTAGAATAAGTGAGCATCTGAAACCTGGTGAGTATCAGTAGGCGCGTTGTAATAACCAGCTGTAGAACCACCTACAATAGGAGCTGCATATTCAGCCCAGGGTAAAATCTTTCTTAATTCGGGTAAAATAGCACTTAAGTTTTCTCCGTGCGGGGTGCCAGGAAAGCTAAATGTTTGGTCTTTCTTTAAATTATTCCACTTATCGTATATGTTAGCAGAAATGTGTGGTACCCATACTTTTACTCTACCACGATGCTCCGGGTCGTTGTTTTGTATTACTATACCGAGGTAATTGCTATTGTATTTTTCCATTTTTAACCTTGTGCTCCTAATACAGTTATAACAGCTTTATTGTTTTGTGCATTTGTTAGATTCGGTGTAATGATAGTGACTGGGTTATTAGCAAGAGGTGTTACATTACTTGGAGATTGCTTCAATGCACCTGATATTACATTACCACCAGCTGAAGTAACCGTTTGATTAAAGTTAGTCAAACTAACCGTATTTTTTATAGGCAAGCTTGTAGCAGCGGCCACTTGTCCTGTTACATTACTAATAGTACCAGTTACGTTGCTAGCAATTGCAGCTCCTGCTGCAAGAGTGCTTTGAGCGGTGCTTATTGCAGTCTTAGCAACAGTACTAGCAGATTGTATATTGCTTACAACGTTACTCACTGCAGGCATATTAGGTACATATGCACCAACCAATTTATTAATAGAAGGTAAATTAATTTTTGGTATTAAATTCGTTACTTTATTAATTGCACCGGTTAACATTTTACCAGGAGCAGCAATAATGTTATTAGCCTTACTTACAACTGAATTTACCCCTTCTATATTATAAGAATGAGTCCAAGAATTTGTGTTTAACAGATTACCGGTTATATTAGTACTAAATGGTAATTTAGCTTTTAAAGGCCCTACCTGATTGGTTATAGCACCTTGCAACGAAGTAGAAAGTTTCTTAACAGCAGCTACCTGAGACAGAAAAGATGTTTGTACCGGTTTTAATGCTGCAGGCACGCTTGCATTAGCTTGACCCAACACACTACTATTTAAACCTTTCATCATACCAGATATTCTACTAGGTATTTTAGATGCAATAGCTGAACTTACTGCATCATCTCCGTATGTAGGGTCAGCAGGGTCATCTGCTGTAGGGGCATATGCCATAGTGCCTACAGAGTCGGAGAAACTTTGATATATATTAGGATTTTCTGCACTTACCTGGTCTGTCACTAAAGGATGAGAGTAGTACATTGCCTGATCCCACCACCCGTTGAACCACTGTGGGTCTAGTGCTGATAAAGGCTTGTTTATAGTAAACACCGGGTTAGGTGCATATATAGCTAAACAAGGGTCATTTAAATGAGCAAAAAAATCTACCTTTGAACCAATTGGGTTAGATGAAAAATCTGTACTGTAGTGAGCTTTAGCAATATTGTGCTCGTCTTCATAGCCAGGCACAGTAAACCCTGGCAACATTGTTAAAGTGTTGTAGTAGTCAAATGTGCGAATTACTTGAGTTGCGCTTAATGCCATATTATTAATTAGACTATATCATTCTTAATACCAATATCATCGTTAGCGTGTACTCTTACTGCTGTTATATCATTGGTATAACCAGTGTTAGCAAAGCGGTGTATTGCTTTATACACGAGCCATTGCCCGGTTGTTTTACTACTAAATTCATCCGACACGCCGCCTGTTGCAGATGCAACTGTAATAAATGTACCAGCCTCTCTTATTAATGAACCAGGAGCTTCAAACTTTATTGAAGTGTTGAGTAATAATGCAGCCATTAATGTCTTGTTTCTACTTTCAGATAAACGCGAAATAGGATCTGATCCGTATGAATATATATTATTAACTACTAACCCATCTGTTTTTGTTTTATTTAAAGATATTAAGGTATCTGGCACAAACCTACTTAATTTTTTAGAGTAGTGGTCTTGTATAAAGTTCTTTACATTTTCAATACTAGTGTTTTTAAAATCAACCTGAAAATTATTGTTCTTAATATCATTACTGTAGCAGGGGGTGGTTACCATTTTTTTCATACTATCAAATGTAGCCATATCAGTAATCTGTACATTTCTTAATACACTTCTTATTGTATCTTGATAGTTTGAAAACTTATATACACTAGAATAACCTAAAACCGGGCTTTTTATATTAAAGGTATACTCGCTCTCTAACAAACCGGTTTGTGTGGTTAGTGTAAATGTTTCTCTGTGTAATCTACCCACATTACCCTGTTGATCGGTTGCATCGTTAAATATGCTTGAATAAGACTGTAATTGCCACTGTCTAGTGTAACTTGTACGGCTTAGTATAGCTGGATCGTTAGTGCTACTACTTACGTGCTTATTGTAAAGATATATTAATGCATCATTTGCTGTGTAACTAGCAGGAGCAGTAAAAAACAACTTACTAGCACCTTTATCCCAGTATTTGCTAAAAACAGGTGTATCAAAATTCTTTAAAGTCTTTTTAATTAAATCCTGCATTGCATCGCCTGTATACACTAACTTTTCATTATCAGATGCATAAGCAGCATTTATAGTTAGCATATCTGCTGTTGACCAGGTAGATTTTGTTTCAGATAATACCTGATAATCAAACTCCCAAAGATACAATTTTAATTGTTTTTGATCTGCACTCTCTCCAAGTATTTCCTCTCTATCGTATATAGCGAATGTATAAGCCATTCCCCATATATCATAATCCAAATTTAAATCAGACTCTTTAATAGTACTATCTATAATTGGTTTAATTATTATATAAACCAAATCTCTACCATCATTACGAAATTTATAGTAATCAGATAACCGAGCAGTACTTGTACCTTTTTGTTCGAAAGCGTTTTTTGGGTTCCTTATAGTTAAAGCCGCGTTTATGTACCAGTTTCTACTATCTTGATCGATCTCTAGAGATTCCAAGCTAGCCAAATTCAAAGCAAACGAATTACCCTGTAAGTTATCAAAAATAACATCTATTTGATATTTTTGATTATCACTTTTATACGTATTACTTTCTGTATTCTTTATATCGTAATACGTAGCAATACTATCTATCGTGGTACTCATTGAGTGTTATTTAACTGTTGTAAAATACTTGTTACGTAATTTGGTAGTAATACCTTTAATACTGTACCTGCTTTTGGAAATTGTATTGGATTCTGTATGTTGTTGGTAGAACAAATTAACCACCATAATTCTGGTGTGTTGTATATTTTCTGTGAAATATGAGTCCAGGGCATATAATCACTAGTTACCGTAAATGTAGTATACGTGCTAGCATCAATCTCGTTAGGTATGTTAACAGTACCTAGTATATTATAATAATAATTTTTATTATCATTATACACTTTAAACAGGTTTTCCAATCTTAACGAATTAAGATTAGGTAAAGCGTCTATACTATTTTGTTTTTGTCCGTCCATAGGTTAATCTGTGAGTACCCCGTTAGGATTAGGCGGGGATGTTGGTATTGCTGGAGCTGCTTCCGGCGCTGGAGGCGATGGTGGTGTTGGTTTAGATTTTTCTGGGGGTTTCGGTTTATTAAACTTGTTATCTCCAGTACCTAATGAACCCTCTGGAGATTGATCAGTAACCGTAATTTTAGATTGATCATTAGAATAACGTAATAAATTACGAGTACTAGTTAATAAACTTTTAAACGTTATGCTTACTTTATATGCTTCTGGTACTATCTTTATATTATTATTAGTGCTACCTGTTGAATATGTACTCATTTCTCCAGTAGTAATATCTATCAAGCGAGTAGTACCTTCATTAGTAACATTAAATGATTCAATTACAGCTATAGGAAACCTTTTATAACCGGGTACGTTTACTTCATACACACAAGGCGGGTCAAGCAAACTCATACTACGTCTATTTGGTAAATTTTGATACGTTAAGTAGTATAAAAACTTCCAATTATTAACTATATCTAATTGAGTTTGAGTGTTGTAAAGATAAAATGTTACTGCAATCGTATCACCATCTTCTTTTGGTTTAAACTTCTTTATATTTTCAATACTTGCTCCTGGTGCTCGTAATGCAAATTCTAGTTCTGCAACATTTTGTATACCTTTTAATATTTCTAGAGCACCAGCTAATTGCTTGTCAAATTTTAAACTAGCTGCTTCTCCGAATGCTAATCCTGCTATAGCACCTCCAGCCCCTGCAACAGTAGTAGCTGCAGTTGTTATTCTATTCAACTCTACACTTCCCCATACCCCGCTCACATTAGTAAAGTTCTCTACATTTAAATACGGTAAATAGTATGTATTACCTGTTGGTATAGCGGGGTATAAATTTTTATACGGCGCTAAATAATCAAGATTGGTAAGGCTTGGTATTTGTTTCATAGTTGCTTCACTGAGTCCATATCCAACTACAGCCCCGGTTGTAGCAGCTACTACTTGTACACCACCATTAGTTGCTATTGTGGCAATCTTCTGTGCTACTTGACCCTGTCCACCCCCTCCACCAGCGGCGATTTGCTCAGCCAGGTTCAAAGCCCCGGTAGCTACAGATGCCCCTGTTGCTGCGCCAACACCTGCTACTACGCTCTGAGCGTATTTTGAATTGAGTGTTGCGTTTAATAAAGTTTTTATCGATTGTACTTCACCAGAAAATTGTAGATCATATTCTATTAATTCTAGTTGTGGTACGTATTTTCTTAATTGAGAGTTAGCCGGAGTTAATGTCCAAGGATAATCCCTATGTACATTAAACGACAGATTTTTTTCTAATTCTGGTGCTCCGCCCTTTAAATTAGGTGGTTGACTTGTATCATCCTGTACAGGGCCAGTAGAATTTGATTTATCGGGCATACGTATACTTAATTCATAGTACTGAGTTTATATAACAACATATCAGTATCTTTTCTCAAAGAAGCAATTCCGTCCCCGGCGTATGTTCTGATATTATACGTATTACTATATGTTTTGTTACCACCCTTATTAACAATGTTAGAAAGGCTGCCTTTATCTTCAAACGTCTTATTGTTTATAAGTTGCTTTACATCGTTATGAAATTCTTTAGTAACATTTAAGAAATCCTGATAAAAATCAGATGTTTCAGTTTGCGGCTTTGCTGCGACATTAAATGTAGGGGTATTTTGCCCTGCTGCACTAACATTAGCTGTTGATTTAGTATAGGTACCTTCTAGACCGTTTGGACTATAACCCCTTTCTCTCCATTGTTCATCCGATAACACTGGTAATCCGTTTATACTTTCAGGTACACCAGCAACAGCTTTAAGCGCGGGTGTAGCTGCTAATGCAGTATAACCACCAACACCAGCCACTCCAACACCCAGCGCTGTCGTGCCAGTTCCTACCAGGCTAGCTGTTTCAGGTACAGTTGCTATGGGTACAGCGCTCAAGACTTTATCTACAGCTGCTAATTCTTCTGCAGTTACTTCAGCTTCTGGTAATACATTAACACCTTGTATCAAACCCGGTGCTACTTTATTTAATTTATCTAAATAGGAAACCGCTTCAGTTGCTTCTAGTCCTTCTGAAGCTTCTGCCGGTGCAATAAGAAATTCTGAAGCGTCTACAGCAGTTTTAACAGTCGTAGTAGCATCCGCAGCCACCCCTGTCGCTGTTGCAGCCGTTTCTGTCGCTGTTGTAGCTGTTTCTGCTACCACCGCAGCTGTTTCTGCTACTGTTGCAGCCGTTTCAGCTGCGCCCGTAGCTAATGCGATTACTTCTGCAACCCCTGCAGCTGCTAAAATTTCAGGTAATGCTACTGATGCTAATGCAGTTATACCAGCAAGCTCTAAAACAGGTTTACCTACGTCTTCCCACCAGCCGTGAGTTTTTATATCTTCTGTAGGCTTATTTTCTGTGTGTTCAGCACCTTTACCAGTCCTTACTTCTTCGTTTCCTGGTTTAGTCTTTACTTCTGTATTGGTTGCAACTAGTACTGAAGCTATAGGAGCGGGTACACCAACAGAGTGGGTTTCCTTTATACCAGGGCTACCCACTGTTACAGGCGGCTTTACCGGTGCACTTACTGGGGACTCTATCGGTACTCTTGGAAGTCTTTGAGGACTACCGTTTTGACATTCACAAATACACTCGCAAAGTTTTTTTAATTCCTGATTTAATAAATCTTCTAAATCACTCATTACGCTATCGCTAATTTTAGCTAGCTCAACCCGGTACATTTTTTTAGATATACCTGTACTACGTTCTTCTTCTCTTATTTCACCTTCTTTTATCTGTTCATCGGTTTTACTTGTAGTATCAGGTTTGAGATTAGATTCTGGAACCACTCCAGCATTCCTTAGTGCTCCCAGTTCCATTGTATTGAGTAGCTTTGTGTACCCGCCTTTAGTAACCTGGTCTATAAAACCACCCACTAAACCAGTATCTTTTTTAACTGCATCCCATTCTTCTCTAATTCTTCTAGCTACTATATCAGCAGTTTCTTGATTGGGTTTACTTGTACTGACTCTATCCGATAATTGAGCGACAGATTTAGTAAATTCAGCTATCTTTTCTGTATTTGCTTGTAACTGTTTAGCAACAGACTGTATTGCATCTTTTACTGTCGTATCCGGTTGATTAACAGGTTGTACCATTCCTGCATTGCCACGATATGTTTCAAGAAAGCGTTGCCACGCTTCTTTGTCAGGTAGTCCTCCAGCATCGTTTTTATTAACAACGTTAGAGGTGCTTGCTGAGTTATCTGCCATAGAAATACTTAGCAATGAAGCTGAACTTTACGTTATTTACTCAAAAAGAAATCCACAGTAATATCAAATATAGCAGTTTTATCTTCTGTAATATTAACCGTTAATAGCTTATCCGTTGTTTGAGATACAAGCTTAGCATATTGCTGTACTTCAATCATTATTTCAGCTGGTAAATTTTCCAATACTGTAAACCGATCTTTTACGTTTAATTGCTCGTAGTTTACGTCAATAGTTTCATTCTCTTGTACAAGTTTAACACTCTTAATTAATTTACTAGTTTCACCTAATACCGATTGACTAATAATAGTATCAGGATTCATTTTACTTGTATCTACGTTCTCTCTTAACGTTTTTTCTAAAACATATTGATCAACAACACGGGGTACCTGTAATTCTACGATTATGTTACCTAAATTTACAGATTTGCTATCTGGTATGTCTAATGTTTTTGCATTTTCAAAACAGATATCAAAATCACTAACATACTGTACTTTGTCTTTTATTATAGCAATACTGGAACCTAATGTATTTTTACGCAACGCTAATAGAATAACCAATCTATCAAAAACATTCAATTGCGATATAATAGCCGGTTCTGTACAATTTTCTGAAATTATATTAAATGTAGCAATAATAAACCTAGTATAAAAAGGTACAATGTCAACCACACAACTATAAAACGATTGCTGCTGTTTAGTTGAAAGTGGCTTAAACCTAACCTCTTTTTTTAAAGATGGTATATAAACGTTAAAAGAACTCTTTTCTGTAATAGAGTTAAGAGAAGATATAATATTTGTAATGCTAGCCATAAATTCTACTTACTGGGGGTGTACTAAAAGCCCAATTCTGCATTAGGAGAGCTTGTAGATGGCAACATTGCACCGGAATTGTTTGTACTAGTGCTCTTTTGTTTTTCGGATTGATCTTGCATATAATACATCCAATACACTTGCATTTCTACTGGTGTTATACTATCAATGTATTCTGGAGAGAACCCAGCAAATTTTACCATATTATAAAACGCTCTAAACACATTACCAAGGTCTTCAGTGAACAAAAACTCTATCATTTTTTGTAGTACCTCGAATGTAATGTTTTTAGATAACCTCAACACAGCTTCATCTGTATGAGGATTAGCTACAACTAATAGTTCTTGCGAGTCATAATAATTTTCAGTTTGTATTATACTCTCGTATACTTTATCCGATAATGCATATGGTAAAGAGTTTACTATTTTCACTCTTTCTTCTATCGTTAAATCCTTAAATTCTACCTTGTCATTATCAATTTTAAGTGTATCTATGTAAGACGCTAAGATAATGGTTATATCTTTGTTATTTCCAGCGAAAACCTGTTCGTCTCTCATTTTATAAGAAGATATATCTACAGTAATATTATCTATAACTATTGTAGCGGATTTATTAATTGTTCTTACTTCCTTTAATAAATTATCAATTGTTACTGTATGATAAAACGTATCCTTATCTGCTGTACCCTTTAATTTTAAATCCGGACTTATACAAAAGTTTCTTAATGTTAGCAGTATAGAAAGCTTATCTTCAAAGGTTGTATCTCTATCCTTTATAAATGGACACAAATCTGCTACTATCGAATTGTATTGCTGTATAGTTTCTTTTTTATTACTATTATAAAGGCTCTTTACAAGATCTCTGTATTGTTTATAATTGAGTTCATAAACAGATACATCCTGTTTAAAGCTAGGAAGATATGCATTTAACGTGAAAGGCATTACAATAGACTTATAACAGTCTGTGTATTACTCTACAAATGCTGGATACTCGATTGCGTAAGTTGAATACACCCAACTAGTTTTCGAAGTTCTTGTTTGTACATTTGCACCGGTTGCACCGTATTTGGATGTATAACCTTCTACACTAACTGGTGCTGCATCAAAAAAAGTTATTCTTTTTCTTATACTATAATCTTCGTCTGAGTATGCTCTCTTATTAAGATAGTTTATCGAAACATTAGTTTTAAAGTTTTGCCACGAAGTTGGTTCTCTAGCAAATAAACCGAATTGAGAGGTAGCTATACTCCAAGGTCTCATTACTGAATCCACAAAAGACATATTAGTTTCAATAAAGCTTATATCTAAATTAGCTGCATCAGCACGTCCTTTAAGTATAGGGGCTGATAACAAACCACCAAACAGGTTGTTTACCTGAGCCATACCCACTCTAGCGGTTGAAGAACTTTCTCCGGGTACAGTCACACTGTTTGCAAAAAATATACCCGCTTTAGTTAAGCTGTTCGGCAAATCATTCCAAAAATCACTATTAAGTACCCCTACGAAAGGTTTAGAAGGTGATATAATTTCCTCTACATTACCTAATTTATCTAATATACCTGAATTTGGTTCAAATAAATTTTCTATAGTTACAGCAAAATTAGCTTCAATAGGAATACTATATTCCCTACTATTTATTAACGGAAGAAAATTAGGTATATCAAGAGTCATTATCTACCTCTAATAGCATTAGAAGCCCCGCGTGCAGCAGTTGCTAAGCCCCTTACCGCGTTAACACCTTGAGTGACAGTTTTAATACCGCTAGTGAGGTCTTGTATTGCTCCTAAAAACCCACCTGGATTACTATTTACATCAGTAGCTTTACTTGTATAAGGTGAAACTCTATAATATGCAAATGTTACACTAAACTCTTGCGGTTTACCTGTACCCTCTTTAGTGTATTTTATATCACTAACTTCTTTTATAGTTACCCCTTCTAACTGACATCCATATACAGGGTTTAACATATCATCTAATACACTTATTTGTATTAAATTTGAACCTAAAGTATTAGGAAACATTGGTGTTCCTGGTGTGTCTGTAGCTTCTGCTCTATCATAGAACCAATCTCTAAACTCTAGAGCCTGGTCAGCCCAAAAAGAAATCTGATAGTTGTCTTTATTACCAAAATCTGAAATACCTGTACTAACCGGTACTTTAACCGTGTTGTATGTTATGGTGTTAATTTCTACTTTACGAGAAGGTAGACTTACTGTTTTTACATAATTTAAGTAATCGGACGGTAAGGATTCTCCGTTAATAAAAATACTTTCTACTCTTATTTGAAAATCCCTACTAAAGCCTCTTGAAGAAGCTGTTGTGTAAAAATCTTGTAAGGTCTGAGACATATGTATACTTAGTAAGAGATATCTTATCTACCGCGTACAGCTCTACCTAAACTTTTTATTGCAGTTGCAGCCGTCTGTACACCTTTTAATCCTTGTGTAACAGTATTAATTGTTTTAAGTATATCTTTAAGTGGATTATTATCTTGTTTAGCGCCTTTAGAAAACTTTATATTATTAGGTAAAGGCCCGCGGTTTATGCTGTCAGCAATTCTAGCTCCAAGAAAATTATTATCAACATATTCATCAAAGCTTACGAATTTGAACTGTACATTAAATTCAAGTATTTTACCTGTACCGCTTTTATCGTATTTTAAATCACTTACACCTATACAGCTAAAACCGTTATCGGTCTTAAACTTATACGATTTTATATATGCACCCGCACCGTCTAATAAATTTAATACTAAAATATCACCCGGGTTTGATTTAGTTGAAGCTTTAAACAAACGGTATATTTCTTGAGATTCATCACAAGAAAACGTTAATGTTAAAATAGATTCTCCTGCAGGAGTCTGTATATTGTTTGAAAACGGCACTCTACCACCACCCACCTCGAGAAAAGTGGTATACGTTTTTAAACCTGGTATTGCAACAGATTTAAAATATGAATTAAACCACGCATCTTTTTGTTTTGAAAAATTACCACCCAAATTTAGCCCCCCTATACATATTTGATAGTCTTTACTAAACCCGTGCTGAGATGTATCTAAATAAAACTCTGTTAATGTGCTCATAATTTATTGTGATTTAGATCTACTACCCTTTTTAAAATATTGATACGCTAAAGTAACAGTGAATTTTATTAAATTTTTTTGAGATGTGTCAAAATCTAACCCGTTTAATAACACCGGAAAACAACCATAAAGTGTATATGTAGATACGCTACTAGGTTCTGTCTGGTCAGCTTTGTTCAAAGCGTTTATTATTTTATCTCTCAAATCAGACGGTAGACGAATGTCAGTGGTGTAAGAAACTATTACATCACTATCAATTTCATTATTTTTTTCTATATTATCTATTTCATCAGGGGTTATTAACGGCTTACCACTATTTTTAAAATCATTTACAAAGCCTTTTAGTACATTTATTGTAGCCTTAGTAGCAGTACCTGTACCGTAAGATAATTCTATATCATATAGTTGATTTCCATTAGACCGTTGAGTATTAAAATTATAAAAACTATCTTGCCATAATTCGTAAAAATTTCTTATCAAGCCTTTTTGATCACTTAAAAATGTTAACGCCCAGTTTAAATTATCCGGAAACACGGTATTCATAGGAACATTAAAGTCAAATGCTCCGTAAGATACAGTAGCGTTATTAAGTTTTTTACCGGGTAATTTAGTTGCAAGAACACTAGTAGATTCAAAACCAGGTACCGCACCACCACCGGTTTTATATATTCCCTTAACTTGAAATTGATAAGTCCAAGCAATTCCACCCAATCTTTGATACGTTTTTAATAGATCATTAGATGTAGTATATCCCAGGCTAGACTGTTGTCCTGTTTCGGCCATATTAATACTTAATATACGTACACTAAAAACCCGGCAATATGAGCCGGGTTAATAGGATTAAACTTTAATATATCTTATTCGTGTCTCCAGTAGTGGTAAGCTAGCTGGGCAGTGAACGTTAATGGTGCACCAGTACCTGCTACATTGTAATCAACAGTACCTAATTTTTGAATATAAGCTCCAAAAAGTTTATAAGTGTTGAGAACATTTAGTTTATCATCTACAAGATTTAACTGAATAATTGATTCAGGACCTCTTACTGAAAGATTACCTGTGCTTGTTGCATCATCAAATACTCCGTTAATTTGCCAGTCTTCTAATTTCTTGCGAATAATACCGCCTTTATCATTACGGAAAGTAACATTCCAACCATTGCTACCTGGATACTTTACAGTACCAGGGAAGTTGAAATCTAATCCCATATACGTAGCAGTTTGATTGCTAATATCTCTTGAGGGTAGTTGTGTTGTGGTAATATAAACGAAATCATCTTCGTTTAATGTATCATTACCTAAAGATACAACACGTAGCATATAATCTCTTGCGAAATCTCTTGCTTGTGCTACTCGAAAGAAGTCTTGTATTGTTTGTGACATATTAAATACTTATGTTAAGGTTATTGTAGTAACTCCTGGAAGTTCTGACTTGTACGAGTTGCGTAGAAGTTTACTAAGATAAACTCTGCTGTACGAACTGGCTTAATATAGATATCTACAACAAGCGAGTTATCATCAATAACATCAGGTGTATTGTTAGTATCATTACATACAATTAAGTAGTCGTAAATGCCTTGAGTGTTCTTAGCTAAGTCAAATACAGGGCTAATTGTATTAACCAAACGGTTACGAGTAAACGTTGTATTTGGTTCGAATACGAAATACTTTGTTGTAGCAAGTACTGACTTTTCTAGATATAAGAATAGACGACGTACATTAACACGGTCAAAAGCGCTAGGAGTCTTTAGCATTGTCTTTTGACCCATAATTACAAATCCTTCATTAGGGAAGTTAACTACAGGGTTAATAGACACTTTGTAAAGTAAGTCGCGTTGTTTCTGCTGTGGGTTGATTGCTAAATCGCTAATACCGGTTACAACACCGCGGTTTAGACCGGCAGGTGCACCCCAAGGATAAGCTACAGCATCGTTAGTTGAATAAATTGCTGCAGCAAATGCTGAGAATGGTAACCAAGCTGGTTTACCAGTATATTGATCAACTGTTCTACCCCAGTTACCGTATGCTGCCATATAGCTTGAGTTATAAATGTTATAACTATTGCGTAGCGGCCAGTAAACATTGAGTGAGAAGTTCTTTGACTTATCATCTAATACTTTAAAGTTTTCACCCTGTACGAGTATTTGACGTAAAGGATCTGAAATGAATACGCAATCTTTACGACGGAATTGTGCAAAGTCTACAAACTTGTTTGTAATCGTTCTCCAGCTATCTACTGCGTCACCTGCAAATGGAGAGTAATTACCAGAAGTGTCAGTTAAGTTAGTGTTAATCGTTGTTTGTAGGGTAGACGAGTACAATGTATCATCATATAAACCAGTTACAGCTGCAACAGTTGTAAGACCAGCATCAACAACAATATCTAAATCGTAAACTTCAGCATTTTCAGCAACGTTAAGAATATAATCAAGTTTAGTAGCAACTGAACCAATAAGTTTTGTATTATAGTTTATACTATCTAAGGAAGGAGCATATGCACCAACTGCATAAAGATAATTTGCAGCACCATAACCGTTAGTAGTAGTGCGTAACACTTTTGTTTTCTTTAATGCTGTACCATCATCTTTTAACCAGCCAGTAGCAGTAGAAATATTTGGATTTACATATACGCTAACATTTGCTGATGCATTATTAATAATGTTACTAATAAAGTTTGTAATAGGTGCACCACCATTTGGATCTTGCAATGTACGGTTAGCATATAATGAACCGGTATAACCTTCCTGTAAGCTATATGTTAAAGCTGTACTGTTATTAGCAAACGGTGTTGTTCTAACTTTTACAACACTTAATACTGCTTCGTCTTCATAACCGCTACCAGGAGAAATGTTAAACGTTGGTACGTTTTCAATTGCAAATGATACTGAATCAATGTTACTATTTGCTGCAGAACTTACGCTAAATGTAAGGGTAGAAGCAGGCACTTGAGTAGCTGGAGCGTTACCGTAAACAGAAGCACCGTTAATAGAATAAATGCTTAATGCAGAATCGTAATTTGTTGTTGGTCCGAAACTTGTTGAATCAGTTACGTTAATATAAAAACCTTCAAATTTTTCGTTGATAGTTGTTTTGGCTTCATTTAATACAATAATACCGAATCTACCAATATCACTTATTGAAGAGTAACCTGGTGCACTACCAGCACCTGCACCGGTTGACGACCAGGTAATATTGTTTTGTTTTACTGCATTATAATCAGATTCATTTAATGAAATTAAAATAGGAGCTGTAATCCAGTACTCAGTAGCAGCACTAAGAGCTATTGCTGTTGAACCTGCTGAAGTAGCTAAAGCAAACGTATTGTTAGAAGAACCGGTATTAACAGGAACTACTGGATAAAGTAAAGCTGTATAGCTATTATTACCATTAAATCCGTCACCTGCACCTACACCGTATGGTAAACGAGCAACATTTACCTGTGTATTGGTACCAGCTTGAAAAATCTGGTTAACTGAATAATAAAAATAACGTTCAGCTGCATTAGTAGGTGTACCGTATATTGTCTGAAATTCAGCGAGTGTTGAAACGTTAACAATTTCCGCTGTTGGACCTTGAGGCGCAAAACCTGTAACTAGTACACTTGTACCGTTTGGTGCTACTGCTCTTGTGCTAAGGTCGATTTCGCGGATTTGAACGCCTGGGGAATTAATGTCGCGTTTGGTAGTTGCCATAGTAGTATTATACTATTATTTAGGCATTTCCGGAACGAAACCCTTAATTATTAAAGTAATTCTGCGACGAGCTGACTAAACGTAAACGTAAACGAAGACTCCATTTGTTCTGCATCCCTGTAACTGTACGATATTCCCGCCAACCCAGTTATAAAAGCTTTTGAGTAATTCCATTGGATTTTTTTGTTATTATACTCATCAAGTCCGTATACTGTTATGTCAGCCTGGTATGGTTGTAAATTACTGGTACTTGTATACAATACTTTATCTAAAGAGGTTTTTGTTGCCGGTGTTAAATTATCCGAATCCATTATACTCTTTTCCGGATCGTTAATAAAACTTAACCACTTCCACAATACCCACCAATTGTTAAATCCGTTATCTACTGTAAAATTTACCGTAATAGCAGCCCAGTCATCTTTTTTCCCTGTTGTAAGATTTAAAAATTGACCACCGTAAGGTAGGTTTACTGGTTGTATACCACTTTGCGGTACAACAGTACCGTATATAGAATACTGCAAAGCATCTAAATTTAATGTTTCAGTGGTTCTAACTAATTGACCGGCTTTATTAAGTTTCTTAAGAGCATCAGGTAAATTTAATACCAAGATAAATTTATCTTTCCTACTCTTGTTAAGAATAGACTGCTGTAGTGTTGGATCAGCCATTTTTATTCAAACCGTTTAAGAGCTTTATTAAATGTAATATTAAATGATTCTTGTTGGAACGGTAAATTCGTTTGACCGATTTGATCTTGATTTGCTGGTGGTGTTGCTGTACTATTAAAACTATCCGGCCCCGCAGATTTATAAGCAAATATACCAGCTTTCGGTTCATTTGTTCCTTTACCATTAGACTCTACCCCTTTAACATAGCCTATAGAAATAGTTTGTTGATGCCTTGCAACATCCTTCGCTGTAATACCTGTTCGCTTTATTTCATCTTGCGCTGTCAATATCTCGATTGTGTTATTACTATGTACTAAAAAAGTAATTTCTTTTCTAAGTGTATTAACTATTTTTTGATTACCCGTACCCTTCCAGTCTTTTAATTTTTTTAAAAATTCGGTTGTAACGTCAGTGTTCGCCGGATTATAGTTTTCTATTGCATTAATATCTAATGGAAGCATTTTTTCTGCATACCCAGCAAGTTTTATACCATTATCGTTTATAAATTTTATAGCGTCATCTAAAGGTAATGCTGCATACAATTGTTTAGCCGTTTGTGCTGTCTCGTAAGATGTCGCTGTAGCAAATGCAACCCATAACTTTTTTTCAGCTGAGTAAATTATTTTTACTGTCTCATTTTCTGTTTGAGTTTGAGACTTTAAAACTAAAGCTTCTGTTTCGTTTAATTTAACTAAATACTCTTTTATTTTATTTTTAGCATCTGCTGGTAAAACGTTATCTCCAGCTCTTAAAAGATATTCTACAGTTATTACTGGTCGATCATCTAATACCCCATCAACCGTGACACGGTTGGTGGCATCAACCGTCGGTTGAGCTTTATTAATATAGCTTATTAAAAGTCTTGTAGATGGTACATATATTTCAACACCCTTTTGTTCGGTAGAAGGCTTACCCCCGCCTAACCGTCTAGCAAAGTCTATCATTGCACCAGGTGCATTTTTTGCAATTCTTGACCCTTGTTTTTTAGCAAAATCACCCCAATACGCTCCAGCTGAAGATTGCGTAGAGGTAGGTACTGGTGTAGGAGTCGGTGTAGGTGTTGGATCTAGTTGAGTTGGCATTGTTATTACTTAGTTAAAAAATACGCTTTAAACACTGGATCATACATTAACGATATGCCACTAGTACTTAAACCACGTGGTTTCTCTTTTACTTTATCGAAATTAATATCATAGAAACGAGCTATTGTAGCAGCTAAAGTTGGATTTATCGGTACTTTACCCTGTTTCTGTTTCTTAAGGTTTTCTATTTGAGAGAAAGGCGTTTCTCTATCCGTATGCATTTTTGCTACCACTCCAACAGTCTTAGCATTAGGATTCATTAATCTTCTTACCCCAGCTAATGGAGCCTGGTGTCTTGGACCACGTGGCTTTCTCTCACCGGTCATTCCTGGTATACCAAAAAAGCTTTTAAAGTTTTCTTGACTTAATGAAAGTTCTTTATCGGTTTTAGCTATTACACCTTTAATTAGATTGTCTATCTCGCCTGTACGTCTTAGTTCTTTAAATGCTAAATTTTCAATAGAGAATTCTCCAGACTTTTCCAACCCGGCTTGTCTCATTTTAAGTATTTTGTCTTTTACATTTTCAGCACACTCTACATCGCATTTATCACTTAATGCGTGTTTAATAAGCTCTTTCATTGAATCGACCTTTTTGAGTAATGCTTTTTTATCTACTGCACCAGCCTTAACTGGTTTAACTAACCAATCGTCGTGCTTTATAGAATATACCCCGGTAGAGTGATGAGGTTCAGATACATCTTGTATATAAGCTTCAACATCATACCCTTTTACTTTAACGTTGTGGGAGCTATTCCAAACAGTCTTTTTAGCTTTGAAATAATCTTTAAGCAAATCTTTCTCTATATTATAATCATTGTAATCTGTTAATATGTGTAGATCAATATCACTATATTCTGTATAGTTAAAATTAGCTAACGAACCAGTTAAGGTAATATCTTCTACATCAATGGTAACTTCTACAAACTCTAAAAACGCTTGCGCTACTTCTAGTAATTTTTCTCTTATTTCAGGCTTAAGTTTACCATTCTGCCACAATACCGGATTTAACGAATCGTGGTATTCAAAGGTAAGCTTATTTGCAGAAGGTAACATATTATGTAAATATTTACATCAATCCGAGCAATAACAATGCCCAAACCTAAAAAGGATCAAACTACATTTTATTTGGGTAATAAAAACCTACCCACACCAGAGACAAACTTTGAGTGGACTGCGACTATGGTAGAAAACCTAGAGCGTGCACGCAAATCCGTATTACACTTTTCTCGCTTTTTTTATATTGTTAATCTAGACGAAGGTAAACAACCAATCAAGCTTTATCCGTATCAAAAACGTATTCTTAAAGCACTAGTAGAAAATAGATTTAACGTTGTGTTAGCAAGCCGTCAAATTGGTAAAACGAGCATCCTAACT